GATCAAAAAAATACAACGTAAAAGTATGAAAATAACTTTTTCTGGAAGAAGTTCTGATTATATCAGTCCTTCTTTCGGATTTGGTTGTTTATTAAATTGTAGTTATTGTTATATGAAAAGACATAAATCAAAAGGTTTAGATTATTCTTTTAACATAGAAGATATTTTAACTGCAATAAATAATCATGCTTTTTTTGATACTATAGAAAAACCTAATCAAACACATTATAAGTATATAACTTATGATATTTCATGTAATGAAGATTTTGCATTACATAGGAAATATTATGATTGGAAAAAAATATTTACATTTTTTAAAGATCATCCTATAGCAATGGGTACATTAGCTACAAAAATTATACCTTATGATTTTTTAGAATTTAACCCTGAAAAAAAAATTAGAATTAGGTTTAGTCTTATGCCTCAAAAAATATCTTCTATATTAGAACCTAATACACCTGATATAATTGATAGAATAAAAGCCATTGATAAATTTATTGATGCTGGATATGATGTTCATATAAATTTTAGTCCTGTAGTTATTTATAAAGATTGGTTAAAAGATTATAAAGATCTTTTTAAATTAGTTAATGATAATGTTGAAAATAAAGATATAGTTTTATCTGAAGTTATATTTTTAACACATAATAAAGAAAAACATAAATACAATATTATAAATAATATAAAAGGAGAAGATTTACTTTGGAAACCTGATATTCAATCAGATAAATTAAATTCTAATGGTAATGATGCTATAAGATATACTCCTAGTATCAAAAAACAATTTATTAATCAATGGGTAGAATTACATAATGAAATTATACCTTGGAATAAAATAAGATATGTATTTTAAATATAGAAATAATAATTATTTTGATGAAAATACTTTATATATTTTTTATCATGAATCAATAGATAGATTGTTAGTTTCAAAAGTACATTTTTATAATGGAAATTGGCATACAAATGAAGGATTACAATATAAGTGTACGTCTGTAAAATGTATAAAAGCTAATAATTTATTAAAAAGAAAAATTATATTAAATTTAAATGATACAATTATTAAAGGTAAAATTATAAATTTTCTTCCTGAAAAAAATTGTATAGGTGTTCATTGGGATAATATATTATTTTATTATTGGCAAAACATAAACAAAGTAAAAATAATATAATGCAGAATGGTAAAAGATATAATGAAGGGAAATTAAAATGGAGTTTAGTTTCATGGAAAGCATTAGAACCAATGGTAAGAGTGCTTATGTTTGGTGCAGAAAAATATGATAGTTGGAATTGGAGCAAAGGTTTAAAATATACAGAAATTTGTGAAAGTTTACAACGTCATTTAAATGCATTTATACAAGGAGAAGATAATGATCCTGAAAGTAAATTATCACATGTAGGACATATATTATGTAATGCAATGTTCCTATCATATATGTTTCTTTTTAAAAAAGACATGGATGATAGATATAATGATCCAAATTTAGTATTATGAAAAAAATAGAAGATAATGATGGTAATATAATTACCATAGATAATAATGGATCTGTATTACTTAAATTAAAAAATGAAAATAGGAGTAGAAAATTAGGTATTTTAAAAAATGATATTTATATTAAATATGATGATGAAAAACATATTTTTAGAAAACTTAATGCTTGGAGTATACCTTATGAACTTTTTAAATTATGTACTATTATAATAGTAAAAACTAAAAAATTTAATTATAAAATTGAATTAAAAGGATTAGATTATACTACTTTACATTTTAAAAATTCAGGAGTAGAAAGAAAAATTTATATTCCTATAACATTATTTAATAAAAAACAAATATGACATGAGTTATATAAGAACACAAGAAAACAATATATTTGATTATTTAAATATTAAAAATAATCAAGTTAGTATAGAAGAAATTGCTTCTGTATTATCTAAAATACCTAGATGGTTAGGACATACAGATGAATTTTATTCTGTTGCTCAACATTGTTGCTGGTGTTATGATAATACTGAAGGTAATAAATTAGAAGCTTTAATGCATGATGCACCAGAAGCATATGTAGGAGATTGTCCTACACCATTAAAAAAATTATTACCTGAATTTAGAAAAATAGAAGATGAGATTAGTAAATTATTATCTAAAACATTTAATTATAATTATCCTTATTCAGAAGAAACACATGATGTAGATTCATTTGCTTTAGCTTTTGAAAGACATAATATAAAATATTTAGATAATAATTATGTACCTTTAGAAGTAAAACCTATAAATAATGTAGAATTTTGGTCTTGTAAAAAAGGTAAAAATGAATTTTTAAAAAGATTTTATAACGAACAATGATACAAAACTTAACACCTTTAGAACTTGGTATTATAGTATTTATAAGCCAAACTGTATTTTTATGGTTTAGAACATTAAATGTAATATATACAAGTAAATTAAAAGTAATACCTTCAGTATTAACAGGTATTGGAATAGGAATATCATGGTTAATAGCTGTAGCTATTGGTGTGAATTCTATTTTAAAATTAGAACCTATTCCTATTATAGGACATCTTTTAGGAGGTGCATTAGGTACTATATTAGGATTATATAAAGAAAAAAAGAAACAGAAAAAGGGTTAACAGTATGGCACGCAAACCAGTAACCCTGCGGAAAGGAATATCCAGACTTCAATCCAATACCCCAAACCACTTCTGGGCATGAACGGTGGTGAGAAAGCTGTTAGGCGTGCATTTTTTAAAAAAGTTAAATATGGCAGAAATAGATAAAAAATATCATGATTTATTATTGGATATATTACACAATGGTTACCAGTATGAAGACCCAAATAGAAAAGGTACAATTCGTACTGAAATACAAAGTCATACATTATATCATTCATTTAAAGATGGATTTCCAGCAATTACTACAAAGAAATTGGCTTGGAAAAGTGTTGTAGGTGAATTATTATGGTTTTTAAGAGGAGATACTAATGTTAAATATCTAGTAAATAACAATATTCCTATTTGGAATAAAGATGCTTATAATTTCTTTCTAAAAAATACTAGAAATAGATTTAAAATGCCTCAAAATATATGGGAGGACGAAATAAGAAAAAGTAATTATATAGGAAATACCAGTCAAAAGGCAGGAGATTTAGGTAGAATATATGGTGCTCAATGGAGAAGTTGGAATGCATCTTTTGAAGATTATATTGGATTAGATCCTGAAGATGGTACATTTTATAATGAAATATATTTAGATCAAATATCTAATCTTATTAAAGGATTAAAAGAAATCCCTATGGGTACTAAACATATAGTTACCGCATGGAATCCTGCTGAATTAAATGATATGGCTTTACCACCATGTCATTGGTCATTTGAGATATTGGTTAAACCTATTAAAATAGGATCAAGAATGCGTCTATGTAATCAAGATAGTTTGAAAAAATATATTATTGATAATATAGATACTACTGAAACTTCAAGACAAGTTAGAGAAGAATATATGGATAATAATAATATTCCTAAATATTCTTTTATTCTCAAATGGCATCAACGTAGTGTTGATACATTTTTAGGTTTACCATTTAATATTGCTAGTTATGCATTATTAGCTCATATTATTGGTAAAATGACCAATATGATTCCTGAAGGTATTATAGGTGATTTAAGCAATGTACATATTTATGATAATCATATAGATGCTGTTAAAGAACAGTTAAAAAGAAACCCTAATAAATATGATAATTGTAAATTATTAATGGATCCTAAAGCTGAAAAAGATTTTAAATTTAAAAAAACAATAGATTTAGCTTTAGATAATGTTGATATTTGGCAATTTCAGTTAAAAAATTATAATAGTTATCCAAGAATTAAAGCAGAAATGATACCTTATACAAATTAAAAAAATGAGAAATTATTCATGTTATTATTATAGATATGATAGAAAAAACAAAAAATTAATATCAAATAAGAATACTGCTTGTTGGTCATATTTAGATCATTTTTCTGAAAATTATTGGGCAAAAGAATTTAATACGGTATTTAAAAGAAATCCTGATATAATTTATGTAAGTAATTATATAGAAAAAGATCTTGATGAAAAATATAGAAAACAATTGATTTATATTTTAAATAAAATAACACCATGTAGAGAAATAGTATATAATGGTGTAAATTATTTAGCTGTTAGATTAATACATCATGATTGGTATGATAATAATTTAGTTATATTAAATTGGATAAGAGGTTTATGGCACGAACAAGCTACATTAGATGTAAATAAGTTTTACACTATGATAATGGAATATAAAGATGAAGATGACCCATTGTATTTTCTTATGAATTGTAATAAAAAATGTTATAATTTAAGTAAATATGGAAATTTTAATCATAGTAATGTTGGAGAAGGTATAATTCCTAAAAATAAAGAACAATTATTTTTAAGAAAAGAACCGTATCTCAGTCATTTTATGAAAAGACAAGAAATTATTAATTAAAAATTAAGAGGTTGGTAGATGGACGGATGAAGATGTAGATGGAATTACCAAAAACAAAAAGAACAGCAACTAGACAAGATCCTACTAGTATAGTTATTTATTCAAAACCTAAAATGGGTAAAACAACTATTCTAGCAGGTCTTGATGATTGCTTAGTTATTGATTTAGAAAAAGGAAGTTATTTTGTAGATATATTAGTATTTGATGTACTACAAAAAGCTGAAGAAGAAGGTAAGTTACCTGTAGTTATTCTTAAAAGATTAATTAACAAAATTAAAGAAGAAAATCAAAAGATTAATGGTAAAGTATATAAATACATTGCTGTTGATACAGTAACTGCCTTAGAAGATATTGTTTTACCTTTAGCTAATAAAATGTATAAGGATACCCCAATGGGTAAGAATTGGGTAGGAGATGATGTAACAACACTACCTAATGGTGCAGGATATAGATACACAAGATTAGCTTTAAGTACAATATTAAATGAATTAAAAGAATTATGTGATACATTCATAATTCTTGGTCACGTTAAAGATAAAAATGTAGAAAAAGATGGTAAAGAAATGAATGAAAGAAGTTTAGATCTTACTGGTAAATCTTCTTCTATATTATGCTCTCAAGTAGATGCAATAGGTTATTTATTTCGTGATGAAAACAAAACAATAATAGACTTTGAATCAAATGAGAGTCTATTATGTGGAGCTAGATCTCCACATTTAAAAGGTCAAAAAATTCAAGTAGCCGAATCTGATGAAGAAGGAAATTTAAACATTGATTGGTCAGGAATATTTATTGACAAAAAGTAAAATAAAATAATAATAATTAAAATATGCGGAAGGTAGATGGACGGAAGAAATAATTATGTTTGATTTAAATGATGATAAACAATTTGGAGGAGTTCAAATTTTTAATGGTGGTGAAGCAGGATTAACCAAAAACGTAGAAATTTCTGTAGAGAAAAAACAAGTTGATGATGCAGATAATCATCCTGATTATAAACTACTAGCAAAAGATGCTAGTGGTGCTACAATTAATCAAGGTTTTTATTATTATAAACCTCAACCTCAATTGGACTCTGATGAAAATAAGAAAAAAGAA